CTTTACAGGAATTGGCTGATGATAAGCTTGATTTACTTGCAGTATCCCTACCACCGGGTGCAGGGAAGAGTACACTTGCTATATTCTTTTTAACATGGTTAGCCGGGAAGAGACCAAACGAACCTAAGCTTACAGGTAGTCATTCAAATGCATTCATAAGAGGAGTGTATGATGAGTGTCTGAGAATACTAGATAAGAATGGTGAATATTTATGGCAAGATGTGTTCCCAGATATATCACTAACAAGTACCAATGCTAAGGATTGTAGAATTGATGTAGATAAAAGGCAGAGATTTGAGACATTGGAGTTTACATCTATAGGAACTGGAAATGCCGGATTATATAGAGCATCTGACTTACTTTACTGTGACGACCTTGTAAGTGGTATCGAGGTGGCTCTATCTAAAGAGAGATTGGATAAGCTTTGGGAAACATATACAACGGACTTAAGGCAAAGAAAAATAGGTAACCATTGTAAGGAACTGCATATAGCTACAAGGTGGTCGGTTCACGATGTTATAGGTAGACTTGAGAGTCAGTATGGTAATTCGGATCGGGCAAAGTTTATAGTAATACCGGCTATGGATAGCAATGATGAATCTAATTTTGATTATGATTATGGAGTAGGATTTACTACCGAGTTTTATCGAGAGCAAAGAGATATTATGGATGATGCAAGCTGGAGAGCGTTGTATATGAATGAACCTATAGAGCGTGAGGGATTAGTATATCATGAAGATGAATTAAGAAGATACTTTGAATTACCGGGTGAGGCTGATGCTATAATTGGGATATGTGATACTAAGGATAAGGGTAGTGATTATGCGTTTTTACCGGTTACATACGTGTATGGTAACGATTACTACATAGAAGATTGTGTTTGTGATAATGGTTTACCGGATATAGTAGACGCCAGGTTAGTTGAGGTATTGTTGACAAATTCGGTAAAGATGTGTCGATTTGAGAGTAACTCAGCCGGTAGACGAGTAGCCGAAAAGATACAGGGTCAAGTAAAGGACAAAGGTGGTATTACCCATATCACAACCAAGTTTACCACAGCCAATAAGGAGACAAAAATCATTGTAAACAGTGCCTGGGTAAAAGAACATTGTCTGTTTAAGGATAGTTCTCTTTATCGCAAGAATTCTGATTACGGTCGAATGATGAATATGTTGTGTTCGTACACAGTAGCCGGTAAGAATAAACACGATGATGTACCGGATGGAATGGCTATGCTTGCAGAGTTTGCACAAAGCTTGTCTACAGCCAGGGTAGAAGTATTTTCACGCCCATGGTAAATGCTGTATAAATATTGATTATTTGGTATGTTTATGCTAATATATAGGTGTAACCGTTTGAAGTAACTTTATAGCTGTAAAAGGGTGCGAGATTGCACGAGATTTTAATTAATCTCATGTAGTCTTGCACCTTTTTTTGTTTTGTACGAAAGGAGGAGTATGAGAAATGAAACAAACGTTATGAATGGTAGGCGAATAATCAAAACCAGTGTGCGGGAGATAACTGAAAATAATGTATTAGATGTTCTCAGAAAATCCTTAAACACACATTCACTCAATAGGAGTGAGATAGATTACCTATACAAGTATTACAAAGGTGACCAGCCTATTAGATATAGGGTAAAAGAGGTTAGACCTGAGATTTGTAACAGAATCGTTGAGAACAGAGCAAATGAGATTGTTTCATTCAAGGTAGGATACCTATGTGGTGAACCTATTCAATATGTAAGTAGAAGTGGCAAAGAGGATATTGTAAAGCAAGTAACTGTACTAAATGAATATATGTTCGCTGAGGATAAGGCGAGTCAAGACCAGGAGATTGTAGAGTGGCAGATGATATGTGGCACGGCATATAGAATGGTACTACCCGATGATGCGGAGGATTTAGACGAGGCACCATTTGAAATATACACACTTGACCCAAGGAATACTTTCATTGTGTATTCGAGTGAGATTGGTAATGAGCCACTTATGGCAGTTAAATACTATGTAGATGATACTAATGTCACACATTACTCAATATATACAAAGAATATGTACTATGTTGTGGATGGTGATTTGTTGACAGGGGCAACGCCACATGCACTGTATGATATCCCAATCATTGAGTATCCGGCAAATAATTCAAGATTGGGTTCGTTTGAGATTGTACTACCTTTACTGGATGCTATGAACAGTGTAGCCAGTAACAGAATGGATGGTGTGGAACAGCTTGTACAGGCATTTATCAAATTTATAAATTGCGATATCTCAAAAGAAGAGTACCAGGAGTTCCTTGAATTAGGTGCAATAAAGGTTAAATCGGTTGATGGACAGGCGGCGGATGTTGGTGTAGTCACAACAGAACTTAATCAGACACAATCTCAAACACTTAAAGATGATTATTATAATGCGATGCTTACCATTTGTGGAATGCCAAACAGAAACGGTAGTAAGTCCACAAGTGATACAGGTGCAGCGGTTGTACTTAGAGATGGTTGGTCGGATGCTGAGGCTAGAGCCAAGGACAGTGAGAATGTCTTTAAAAGAGCCGAGAAAAAGATGCTTAAGCTGGTACTTAGAATATGCGAAGACCTAAGAGATAGTACTCTACACCTAAGAGATATAGATATGAAGTTCACCCGTAGGAATTACGAGGCAATACAGAGTAAATCACAAGTACTCATTTCAATGTTGCAAGAGCCTAAGATTCATCCACAGCTTGCTTTCCAGCACAGTGGAATGTTTAGTGATGCTGAGTCAGCATATGCTATGAGTATGAAGTATTACGAAGATGAACGAGCAAAGGAACAATTGTCAGAGAAGACATTAATCACAGAATCAGTCACAGAAGACATTAAAAGACAAAAGGAGTAATAAATGGCAAAAATAGACATTTCAAAAATCGAAGGTTATGAGGATATGACACTTGAGGAGAAAATAGCAGCACTTGAGGCGTATGATGAAGAACCGAACCATGATGGATATATTAAAAAGAAGTTGTTTGATAAAACTGCATCGGAATTAGCTGAGGCTAAAAGACAGCTTAAAGCTAAGATGACAGAGGATGAAATAGCAAAGCAAAAAGAGGCAGAGGAGAGAGCCGAACTTGAGGCTAAGTACAATACTCTACTTCGTGAAAACAGTATATCCAAATACAAAGCTAAGTTGCTGGGAATGGGTTACGATGATGAGTTGGCTGATTCTACAGCGGAAGCAATGGTTGATGGTAATTCTGACAAGATATTTGATAACCAGCAAAAACATCTTGCCAGTATGGAAAAGAAGTTGAAAGCAGATATTTTGAAAAACACACCGAAACCAAAGGGTGATGGTGAATCCAACACTATGACCCTGGAGGGATTCAGAAAGCTATCTCCGGCTGAGAGATACGAATTTTCTAAGACGAATCCCGAAGAATATAAAGCATTGTATGAAGAAACAGGAGGAAATGAGTAATGGCACATACTATTTATAGTAATTTTTATCTATCTAATGAGGTGGAAGACCAGTATAAGTCACACCTTGATTTACAGCAGTTTTGCAAGGTAGATAACACTCTCACCGGTTCGGCGGGAATGAAGAGAAAAATCAATGTATATTCGGCAACAGATGGTACTGAGACACTTGCGATGGGTGCGGGTAACAGTAAGAGTATTGAGGTTAAGTACTCACAGAAAGAGTATGAGATTCTCTTAGCACAGAATAGATTTAAGTACTTTGATGAACAGGAAATGACAGACCCTATGTTAGTCCCGGTTGGTGTAAGACATATGGGTACAGACTTGTTTAATTATGTAAACAAGGGTATTTACACAGAGTTTAAAAAGGCAAATCTTGCAGTAGCAGCAGAGAAGTTAAACTTCGGTGCATTTGCAGATGCTGTAGCTAATATGAATATTGAGTACACAGATAATGAGGCTAAAACAGTATCACAGTTAGCATTTGCATTCGTAAATCCGGCTGATGTGGCTGAACTTCGTAAGAATTTGGCGGAGGATTTGAAGTATGTAGAGGCGTTTGTTCGTACCGGGTATGTAGGTACTGTTGCCGGAGTAAACATCTACACTAAGAAAGATGCGGATAAGGGTACAATCATAGTTGCTACCCGTTCAGCTGTAACACTCTTTAATAAAAAGGGAGTTGAGGTAGAACAGGATAGAGATGGTGATAAGCGTGAGAATACAATCTGGTCACGTAAGTATTACTTGCCGGCACTCACAGATGCCACAAAGGTGGTTAAGGTAATTGTTGGTAAGGCTAAGAAGAGTACAGATACGTCTGTAAGTTCATCTAAGGTTTACTATAAGAAAAACGGTACAGGATTCATTGTAGGAACACCTACAGCAAATCCAAGTACTGAAGATTTTTATGAGATCGGGTAAGTATGACTGACCAGGAAAAGCTTGAGTTGTTGAAAGCTATGATAGGTGATAGTACGGAGAGCAACATCGTACTATCCACCTACTTAAAGATAGCCGGTGACAAGATAATAAATAAAGCCTATCCATACAACAATGATGTAACAGAAGTACCCAAACGATATGAGATTTTACAATGTGAGATTGCCGCATATCTAATTAACAAGCGAGGGGCGGAGGGTCAAACTTCACATTCTGAGAATGGTATAGTTCGTTCCTATGAGAACGCAGATATACCAGCGTCAATGTTAAGTAGTGTGACACCACATGTAGGTATAATCAAATGAAAACATTGATTAGAAATAAAAGTGAATTTTACTATGCATTGTTTGAGGACAAAACACCAAAGGTAGACGAATATGGTAATAACACAGGTGAATACGAAGTACGATGGCAAAGACCTTTGAAATACTCAGCAAATATATCCGCTGCAAAGGGTGAAACCAGTACCAGGCAATTTGGAGAGAGTGAGAATTATGATCGGGTTATTGTGATGAGTAATGACTCACCTAAAATTGATGAGTATACAGTACTTTGGATAGACACTGTACCTAAGTTAGATAGCAATGGTTTATTACTATCGAATGAGGATGGTAGTGTAGTAACACCACATGACCATATTGTAAAAAAGGTAGCAAGGAGCATAAACAGTGTATCTATTGCTATAAGTAGGGTGAATGTGAGTGGGTAGGACTGTAATCTCAATAAGTTTATCGGATGAGGGTATCAATAAAGCACTTAATGACTTATCGGAATACAAACGAGAGTTAGTTAGTAAAACGAAGATATTCCAAGAAAAGTTAGCAAGTGATTTAGCACATGAGGCTGAGACAGGATTTAATAATGCCATACTGGATGATTTAACAGACGGTAGTCAGATTATGGGTAATGTCGATGTGAGTGTGGATACTAGAGGTGATATTACAGTGGTGGTTGCGAATGGTGAAGATGCTGTATGGATCGAATTTGGTGCTGGTGTATACCATAATGGTTCGCCTGGAACGTCACCACATCCAAAAGGTGCTGAATTAGGATTGACCATAGGTAGTTATGGTAAGGGTTACGGTAAGAAGAAAGCCTGGGGATACTTTGATGGTACTGAGTTAAAGGTAACACACGGAACACCAGCCAGTATGCCAATGGTAAAAGCTGTAACTACTATCTGTAACAAGGTGGTAACGATAGCTAGGGAGGTATTTGGATGATTGATATAGAGAATGAATTATTTGAAACATTAGCCACTACTGTGAGGAATAGATACCCTAAGATATTCATAACAGGTGAATATGTCAAAGCACCATCGGTTTTCCCTTGTGTATCTATTATAGAGATTGATAACCAGGTTAATCGTAATACCAGGGATTCTGGAAATATCGAAAACCATGCCCAGGTACTATATGAGGTGAATGTCTACTCAAACAAGACAAGTGGTAAAAAGAGTGAGTGTAAGGCAATAATATCACTCATTGATACTAAATTAGGTGAATTGGGATTTACAAGATTAATGCTTAATCCTATTCCAAATTTAGAAAATGCAACGATATATAGAATGGTTGCCAGATATAGGGCAGTTATTTCTAAAGATAAGACGATTTATAGGAGGTAATTAATAATGGCTATAAGTACATATAAGATTTTTCTTATGTTAAAAGGAGCAACAGCATTTGAGAAGTTAATTGATATAAAGGATTTCCCGGATTTAGGTGGTTCACCTGAAATGCTTGAGACAACAACATTGTCTGATGCAATGCAGACATATATACCCGGTATCCAATCTCTTAGTTCTCTTGAGTTCTCAACAAATTATGATTTGAATGAGTATAAGAGATTAAAGCAGATGGAGGGAACAGAAAAGGAATTCGCAGTTTGGTTCGGTGGTAATGAGACCGGTGGAACACTTACACCTACAGGTGATAAGGGTAAATTTAAGTTCAAAGGTTCACTTTCAGTACATGCAAAGGGTGGCGGAGTAAATGAGGTTGTCGGTATGACAATTACAATTGCACCATCAACAGTAATCACAATAGATAATTAAGTAGGAGGATTAGCAAATGGCTAAACAGTTAAATTTCGAGTTTGAGGATAAAGAGTACACACTGGAATATACCAGGAGAACTGTAACAGAGATGGAGCGTAAGGGTTTTATTGTTGCCGACATTGAGCGTAAGCCAATGACAACACTACCTACATTATTTGCCGGTGCATTTCTTGCACATCACAGAGGTGTAAGACAGGATATCATCGATAAAATATATGCACAGTTGACAAACAAGGAAGATTTGATCGGTAAGCTTGCAGAGATGTACAATGAGCCTATTTTGACACTTGTTGAAGAGCCGGAGGAATCCGAGGGAAACTTGAAGTGGACAGCGACCTGGTAAAGCCGCTGTCAAATTACAAAGAAAATGGGGATTCAATTCCCCACTTTTCATATAAAGATACTTTTTGTTCAAAATTCCCATACTACTTAGCGATAGGAATGACCGAAGAACAATATTGGGATAAGGACTGTATGCTTGCGAAGTATTATCGTGAGGCTGATGAGTTACGAAAAGAGCGTATGAATCAAGAATTGTGGCTACAAGGTATGTACTACTATGATGCAATGTCGAGATTATCACCGATACTGAAAGCATTTGCGAAAGCTGGTACTAAGGCTGTACCTTATGTTGAGGAGCCTTACCCGATCACTAAGAAGTCAGCTAAGGAGAACGAAGAGAAAAAAGAAAAAGCAATGTCAGATAAAGGCTTACGATATATGCAAGATTACATGTTGCAAGCTAATAAACAATTAGAGGAAAGGAAGTGACTATATGGCTACAACAATTGAACAATTAGAAGTTGAAATAAGTTCCAATTCGTCTTCGGCTGTTAGTGGCATAGAGGCACTTTCTACCTCCTTATCAAAGCTGAAAACAGCATTACAAGGTGGTATTGGGTTATCAGCTGTTTCCAATCAATTAAAGGGTATAAATAATACTCTAAAGGAGATGGATGGTAATGGTTTTAATAAACTATCAAAATTAGCTGAGAGCCTAGAGAAGTTGAAGAATGTCGGTAGTATTCGTATATCACCCGCCATTAGTAGACAAATCAGTAATATAAGTTCTGCCATGAGTTCGCTAAGTGGTACTGATTTTTCTGGGGTGGAGAGATTTAGTGCTGCGATACAACCTTTAACAAGTTTGGCTAGACCTACAGGATTAAATTCAGTAGTAAAAGCTTTGGATAAATTACCTAGAGTGGCTCAGTCCCTACTAAGTATGGATATTGCAGCGTTTACTAGTAGGATACGAGAATTAAGCGACGCCTTAATACCACTAGCAACACAATTGGGAACGATATCTACTGCATTTAGTAGATTACCAAGCAATTTACAGAGAGTTGCCAATACAACACATAGAGTTGCAAATGAAAATGAGAGAAATACATAAATTACGATGAA